CACCGCAACCAGCTCCTGCGCCAGCACCGCAACCAGCTCCTGCGCCAGCACCGCAACCAGCTCCTGCGCCAGCACCGCAACCAGCTCCTGCTGCCCCTGCTGCGATGACACCAGAAGAACTGAACAATGCGCTAGTCGTTGAGTTCCGTCGTCTTGGTAACCGTGAAGGTATCGACAATGCGATGGCTGAGTTCGGTGTGACTTCGGTTAACGACCTGAAGCCTGAGCAGTATCAACAACTACTTGATAAAGTTAAGGCTATTTAATATGACCGGTCACGCACGTCTAGGTCCTAGTAACCACCGTTGGGTTCACTGCCCTGGTTCGGTGCGTGAAGAGGCTAATTATCCTGACATACCAGGTGAAGCTGCAATCGACGGTACTGGTAGTCACCTGCTGCTTGAAATGTGTATGGAGAACAATGTTCCTGCTGCACAGTACGACCAGCAAATCATCGGGGCTAACCACCCCGACCATCCTACCGGTTGGCTTGTTGGTATTGAACGTATTAACCGTGTTCAAATGTGTCTTGACTACATCACACGTCGGGTCAATGAACTTAAAGCTCAGTTCCCTGACAGCACTGTAACAGTCGAAGCTGAATCAAAAGCTGACCCTGGTGCATTGTTCCAACGTGATGACTGGTGGGGTACATGTGACATCACGATCCTATGTCGTCAGAAGCACACCGGTGAGTTGTATTTCATCGAAGTGTGCGACTACAAAGATGGTCGTGGTTATGTGAATGCGAAAGACAATTCACAGTTGCAGTCGTACCTGATCGGTAAGTTGCGACCTTACATCAATAAACCACCACAGGGTTGTCGTATGTCTATCGTTCAACCGAAGACGAACCCTGTTATCCGTTATCAATGCAGCACTCGACCTGAAGACGGTTTGACTGTCAAAGGTATCATGAGTACAGCAATCGATTTACACCGAGCTGCTGTTGCAACTGATGACCCTAATGCACCGTGTGTCAGTGGTAAGCACTGCCAGTGGTGTAAAGCTAACCCTAAACGTGGTGGTCATTGCGTGACTGCTACTGAACAATCAATACAAGTGGTGACGAAAATGAGTAACACCGAGTTAGCACTGACCCCCGACCTGCCAATGTTCGAGCAGTTCAGCAAGGTCATTGCAGATCCTAAGTCGCTGACATCTGACCAACTGGCAGAATTGTTGAGCGCAAAAGATGCACTGATGGCTGCATTCGATAAATGTGAAGATGAGATCAAGGACCGCATTGAGCAAGGTCAGCAGGTCAACGGTTACGCAATGCAACCTGGTCGTGCTACTCGTAAATGGAATGAGCCAGAAGAAGAGATTGTGAAGAAGTTGAAGTCTCGCAAACTTAAACTGGATGACATCTATCCGAAGAAACTTGCTTCACCTGCTCAGATCATGAAGTCTGACAAACTCACGGACGCACAGAAGAAACGTATCGAATCTGAACTGGTGTCTGAAGTAGCTGGTAAATTAACTTTGAAAAAAGTTGCACACAGTGTTGCACAAAGTTCCACAAATGATGTAGACTCTGTACAACAGATGTTCGCTGATGTACCAGCACCAACTGAAACCGTTGCAGATAGCAACAACGACGAAATCTCATTCTTTTAAGGAATTATCATGGCTACTATCAAAGGTATTTTATCTTTCCCTGCACTCTTTCAAGCTAAAGTTGCTAAAGGTGCAACAGATGCGAAGTTCGGTTGTACTGTGCTGCTTGCACCAGGTGACCCACAGATCGCAACTATTCAAGCTGAAGTTGAAGCAGCGAAAGCAAATTCATTCCCATCAGGTTACACCGGTGCAGATGAGTGTTTCGGTCCATACGACACCAAGTATGCAGGTAAGGAATACTACGACCCACGCTTCTCAGGTTGGTACGTGTTCAGTTGTTCAGCTAAAGAAGACGACCGTCCTGCTGTTGTTGACATGAGCCGTATGCCAGTGGTTGACCCTGCTAAAGTTTACAGTGGTATGATTGCTTACGTGTCTGCTGGTATCAGTGGTTACACCAAAGGCAAAGGTGGCATCGGTGGCTGGTTGAACGGTGTGATGATTACTGACGAAGAACCTACAATGGGTCGCCTTGACGGTAAACCATCGGTTGATCAGATGTTCGCACAAGTACCTGGTGGCGATGGTTCAGCACCTGCGCCAGCACCGACCCCTGCTGCTCCTGTACCACCAGTACCAAACGCTGCACCGCAACCTGCTAAGTTGCAGATGACAGCCAAAGCAAACGGTGTGACGCTTGAAGCATACTTGGCTACACCAGGGTGGACTGAAGAGATGCTGATCGAACAAGGTCTTGCTGAACGTGTTGCACCGCAACCAGCAGCACCTGCGCCAGCACCGACCCCTGCTGCACCACAACCGCCTGTACCGCCAACGCCACCAGCACCTGCTGCGCCAGCTACGCTGACCATGACTGCTGCTGCTAACGGTATGACTTATCAACAGTACGTTGATGCAGGTTGGTCTGACGACCAGATGATTCAAGCAGGTGTTGCGATTAAACCTTCATTTGCTTAACTAACATGCGTCTGTTGTAGGGCTTCCCGTAGTCGGGTTAGAACATAGGCGAGTCAAGGGTTTTGATACCTGACAGACGCAATCCATTCAACTAATAAGGTGATTAATTATGAAAGGTTTAGCATTCAAGAAACCAAAGATGACAAAGCGTCAACGAAAAGCAGTACGTGGACTTAATGAAGCGATGCGTAATTCTCTTGCGAAAGGTAAGAATGTGGTTGTAGCAGGTGTTACTTACATCGGTGAAACCCCTTCATTCTTTGACCGTAACGCTGGTTATCCTGGTCTACCTGCTGAATATGTGAAAGTTCAACCAGGTATCCCGTTTGTTCGTGCTTAATTGTTCCAACGTAGACCCTGTGTAACAGCAGGGTCTTTCTATTTTGTAAGGTTTGATAATGGCAAACAATAACTGGCGAACACCACCACACTTCATTGAATCAGCTCGTAAGGTTATGGGTTCAATCGATGTTGATCCTGCATCCAACGATGAAGCACAGAAGATTGTGCAAGCTGGTGTCTACTATACCGAAGAGACTAATGGTCTTGATAAGCTGTGGCTAGGTAACGTGTGGTTAAACCCTCCGTATGGTCGTGGTCTGGCTGAACCCTTCATCAATACACTGACTGAGCAGTTTGAAGCCGGTGACGTGTATCAATCTATCGTACTACTCAACACCGTGTACACATCGAACTGGTGGGGTAACACTGGAATCAATGAACACTACTCAGCGTTGTGTCTGCCACGTGACCGCATTGCTTTCATCAACCCTGAAACCGGTAAACCTGAGAAGGGTAATGACCGTGATCAAATCATTGTCTACTTAGGTGACAACCCGACTGCGTTCTGTGAAGAGTTCAGCAAGTACGGTGTCTGTCATCTTCCATACCGACCAATTTCATTCATGTAAGGTGACGACATGGCACGCAGAACAGACTTCAGAGCAGCGACTACCTACACAGGTCAGAAGATCAAAGGTAGTGTTGAAATATCCCACAAGATTGACGGTGTTCGCATCCTGCACCGTGATGGTATCTTCGTGACTCGCAACGATAAAGTACCACCAGGTTTGCACATCGCACTCAGTGACCAGGCTAAACGTAAGATTGAAACTTTCGGTGATTGTGAAGTGTATGCTGGTTCATTCGTGGCAAGTAACTCACCGATGCAACTGCACGAGCCAGCACCGAACTGTCTCACTGACGACATGGTGTATCCATTGGATTACATGAACTTTCAGACAGACAACGAGCACTCAGTTGACCCACGTTTGATCGTGGCGACCATCGACAACCCAACACCTGAGCAGATTGACGGTTACCTACAGTCAGCACTTGATCAGGGTTATGAAGGCCTGGTGCTGCGAACTGATGACCGGTGGTATCGAGTCAAACCCAAAGCCACTGCTGATGTGTTTATCACAGGTTGGTTTGAACAGCTCGACAAACACAAAGAACCAAAGGGTCAACTTGGTGGGTTCGACACCGCCTATGGCAAAGTGACAGCGTTCACCGATGAGATGCGTCAGAAGCTATGGGACAACCCTGATCAGTACATCGGGCGACTGATTGAAGTGCAGTATAAAGAATTGTTCCCGTCGGGTAACTTTCGTTACGCTGTGACATTCCTTCGATTCCGTGACGACAAAGACACTGAATCCTTCGACACTAAAGGTGACATGAAATGACTTTTGTAAAACGATTAAAGCCTGACTTCCTGTTCGGGCTAACACCTGGTGATGTGGTCTACGATATTGAAACATATCCCAACTGCTTCACCATCGGTCTTCATCATCGCACCACGCAACGACGCTGGTTATTTGAAATCAGCTTCAGACGTAACGACTTGCAGATATTCTGTCGCTTCCTTGAAGAACTGAAGCAGCAAGGTTGTCGCATGGTGGGGTTCAACAACATCGGGTTTGACTACCCTGTTATTCACTTCATCTACCAGAACCGCAATGCTTGCATCAGCGTGACTGACATCTACAACAAAGCAATGGGTATCATCAACGCTCATGGTCCTGCACGCTTCAGTCACATGGTGTGGGAATCAGACTGGATAGTTGAGCAGATTGACCTGTTTAAGATCCACCACTTCGACAACATGGCAAAGTCCACCAGCTTGAAGATGCTTGAGTTCAACATGGGGATGCAAAGCATTGAAGACCTGCCGTTTGATGTTGGCATCGACCTCACCAGTGAGCAGATTGACGTGCTCATCTCGTACATGTGGCACGACATCACTGCGACTGATATGTTTGCTGATCGTACTGCAAGCCACATCAAGATGCGTGAAGGGCTGACTGACTCCTTCGGTACAAACATGATGAACATGAGTGACGTGAAGATCGGTGAAGTCATCTTGGTTACTGAGATGGAGAAACGAGGTATCAAATGCTTCGAGTACATCGACAACAAGAAGACCAAACGTCAGACCAAACGTGACAGTGTTGATCTTGGTGCTGTGATATTCCCTTACGTTCGATTCGAGCGCACCGAGTTCCAGAACATTCAGAACTACCTTGCTGCACGAGTCATCACCGAAACGAAGGGTGTGTTCAAGGGACTGGTGGCAAACGTCGAAGGTGTTGAATACAAGTTCGGGACTGGTGGTATTCACGCATCAGTTGAGTCTCAGGTCATCCACACCACTGACACGCACCAGATTGTTGACGTGGACGTGGCTTCATTCTATCCGAACCTTGCGATCAAAAATAACCTTTACCCTGCTCACTTAGGTCATGAATTTTGTGATGCGTATGAAGGTATCTATCACACCCGTAAGACCTACGACAAAGGTACACCTGAGAACGGTGCATTTAAGCTGGCGTTGAACGGTGCATACGGTGGTAGCAACAACGAGTACAGCCCATTCTTTGACACTCAGTTCACAATGGCAATCACCATCAATGGTCAGTTGTCGCTGTGCATGTTGGTTGAGCAGATGTTGAAAGTGCCAGGGTTACGCATGATTCAGGCTAACACCGATGGTATCACTTATCTGTGTCCACATGAGTACCTTGAACACACTCGTGCTGTTTGTCGCTGGTGGGAAGACATCACCAAACTTGAACTTGAAGAAGCACTGTACAGTCGCATGTTCATCCGTGATGTGAATAGCTACATGGCTGAGTACGAAGGTGGGAAGCTGAAACGTATCGGTGCTTATGCGCACGAGAACGCTGAAGAGAACCCTGGTACACGTGAACTACCTTATCACAAGAACTGGTCATCTCGTGTCGTGGCTAAAGCTGCTGAAGCTGCACTGGTCCGTGGTCAAGACATTCGTGAGTTTATCAGCAACCATGATGACGTGTTTGACTTCTTCCTCAGAACTAAAGTACCACGTAGCTCGACACTTGAATGGGGTGGTGAGAAGGTCGAGAACATTGTGCGTTACTACATCAGTCGCACCGGTAAACCGCTTGAGAAGGTTATGCCAGCGAACGGTCCAATCGGTCATTACAAGCGTGCGAACAAGTTGACTGATTCATTCTTCAATCAGGTCATAGATGAGATCGGACCTGGTGTGTGGGATGAGCGCATTCACACCAAGAACAAGTCAATGTATGAAGAACGTCGAATGGGTATTAACACCGGTTGGAACGTACAGGTGCTGAACAACTTACCTAACGTGCTGATGCCTGGTTACATTGAAGAACAGGGTCACGACGGTGGTGACATTGCTGATTATCAATCGTGGCGTGAAGACTTCAACATTGAATGGTATGTGCAGGAAGCTGAGAAACTTGTGAAACCTCTGCTTGACTAAAGTGGAACAATGTGTAACAGTTAGTGTATGTTAACTGATGAGGTCGTGGTTATGAAATTTGTTAAATGGATTAAAGCACTGTTCACTCCCGAACCTTTACTTGTGACTGAGTGCTGCTGTTGTCACATTGTCGCACCAACCGTCTGCTTACCGTTCACAGGGTCAAAGAGATTCTGTGCTAAGTGTGTAGCTGAGATTACAAAGGAAGAAGATCATGCTTAAAAGTATTAACTTCAAAAATGATTCACGTGATGAACAGTCACAGATGTTGACTGAATCACTGCGACTGTTGGACATGATGGTTCACCAGTGCTATTGCAAGAACAAAGTTAAATCAGACGACCCTGACTATGAACCACGTATTGTGATTTACATCGGTTCATACGAACGTGGTGCTCTGCTTGACTTGAATCGCAACAACCCTGAACTCACCGACGTGGACAGTTACCGTGGTTTCCCGATCACGTTAGTACGTGAAGAGTCACATTGTCGAGTGTTCTGCCTGAATCCAGTGGTGAAGTAATGGGTGTACGTGAGAACAAGGTTGAACGTTACCTTGACAGTGAGGTGAAACGTCTGAAGGGTTTGACTCGTAAATGGGTCAGCCCTGGTCACGACGGTGTACCCGATAGGATTGTCATAGCACCTGCGTCGGTGGTGACCTTCGTTGAGGTGAAAACCAGTGACGGTGTAATGTCACCAGCACAAGAACGTGAGCAAAGAAGGTTAGCAGCTCAAGGTGTGCGTGTGACTACTGTCTACGGTAAAAAAGGGGTCGATGATTTCATTGACGATATATTCAGTTTTAAGGTGAAAGATAGCTATGGAAAGTCATGATTTAACACGTGAAGGTGATGAGTATGTCTGCACATGTGGTCGTCGTTGGGACATCGATGAAGCCGATCCGCATCCGTCAACACCTGCTGAACATATCGCACAGATTAGGGAGAAGTTGAAGAATGTTTCTGAATAACACAATAAACTTGATTCACGGTGAATGTCTGTCTGAATTATCGAAGATGGATAGTAATTCTGTGGACCTATCGTTCACATCTCCACCGTACAATATGAACCTAAGAATACGAAACGGTAAACATTGTAGTCGTCAAATTGTAAAAGAGATTAGCACCAAGTATAAGAACTTTGATGACAACCTTCCTATGGATGAATATTACAAATTCAATTGCGAAGTCATTGATCAACTTTTAAGAGTGTGCAGATTATCGTTTTACAATGTTCAATTTTTAACAGGGAACAAATCAGCACTATTCAAATTAATCGGTGAATACTCTGATAACATTAAAGAGATAATAATTTGGGACAAGAAAAACGCCCAACCCGCTATACAACAACTTGTATTAAATAGTCAATATGAAGTGATACTGGTGTTGTCTGAAAAAGAAGATGCAATCAGTCGTAAGTTCACCGGTTGTAATTTTGACCGTGGTGAACTTAGTAACTTGTGGACAATTAAACGTGGTAAGAAACAACACAAGGAACATGGTGCAGTCTTCCCGTTAGAATTGGCTGAGTTAATTGTTGAAAAATTCACCTGGCCAGGACAAACAATATTAGATCCGTTCATGGGTACAGGTACTACAGGTGTTGCTTGTAAAAAACTTGACCGTAGTTTCATCGGTATTGAAATTGACGAAGACTATTACAATTTCGCAAAGGACAGGATCCATGACACAAACACGTAAGCAGTCAGCCACTGAAGCAGCGATGAACATCTTGGTGGGGTACACAATCAACCTGATTGCAAACTTCACCATCTTCCCGTTGTTCGGTTGGGACATCTCACTGCAACAGAACCTTCTCATCGGTGTATTCTATACCGTGATTTCATTCGCACGTAGCTACCTGCTGCGTCGTTTCTATAATTGGTGGCACAACAGATGAAAGAATTATTAACACCGCAAATGCTTCACGACTACCAACGTGAATGCGTCATGCACCAGCTTCAGCACGATGATTCAATGCTGTGGCTGCAAATGGGTTTAGGTAAAACACCGATCACCCTGACCACTATCGTTGACCGTATGCGTGCAGGTCAGGTGAAGAAGACTCTGATCTTCGGTCCACTGCGAGTCATACAAGCGGTATGGGCTAGGGAAGCACGCAAGTGGTCACACACTCAACACCTGCGCTTCAGTGTCATCCACGGCACGAAAGAGAAACGTGCACGTGCTCTGTTCGCTGATGCTGACATCTACCTGATCAACTACGAAGCAATGAATTGGCTTGCTGAAACACTGGATCATTACTATCTGTCCCAGGGTAAAGAACTACCGTTTGAGATGGTCGTCTATGATGAAGTGTCGAAGCTGAAGAACTCCACTACTCTGCGTATGGCTGGTGGTAAGCGTGACCGTAAAGACGGACGTGGTGAACCGGTGACTATCAAAGTGACAGGGTGGCGTAAAATCCTGAACCACTTCAAGTACCGCACAGGTTTGACGGGTACACCGGCATCAAACGGTTACCTTGATCTGCATGGTCAGTTCTTATCGGTGGACGGTGGTGAACGACTTGGTGAGTACATCACTCATTACAAAGACAGCTACTTCACCAGTGACTATTCAGGGTGGAACTATTCACCGACTGAATTAGGTAAACAGTGGATTGAGTTCAAGATCAGCGACATCACAAAGAAGATGGACGCTGCTGATTACCTTGACCTGCCCGACTGTAAAGTGACGAACATGATGGTTGACCTACCTGCCAATGCACGCAAAGCATACGAGGAAGTTGAAAAGAACATGTTCACCCAACTTGATTCAGGTCAAGAAGTGGAAGTGTTCAGTCGCTCATCAGTATCGAACAAGTGCTTGCAGTTCTGCAACGGGTCACCGTACCTGAGTAGTGATTCACCAGACTACGAGTCTGTGCATGATGCTAAACTCGACGCACTTGAAGAAGTGTTGGAAGAAGCCGGTGGTGCACCAGTGCTGTGTAGCTACACCTTCAAGTCTGATGCTGAACGTATCATGAAGAAGTTCAAAAAGCTGAAACCGGTCAACCTGACACAGACTAAATCTGCTGACACTGAGCGCATTATCAACGAGTGGAACAGTGGAAAGATTAAGCTGTTGATTGGTCACCCTGCTTCAATGGGTCACGGTGTCGATGGTCTTCAGGATAATGGTTCAATACTGGTGTGGTTCGGGTTGAACTGGTCACTTGAACTGTACGAGCAGATGTGCGGTCGTTTGAACCGTCAAGGTCAGAAGCGTCCTGTGTCTATCATCAGAATCCTGTGTAATGACACGGTTGACCTTGCTGTTGCTGATGCTATTGAACGTAAGACAGACGATCAGGAAGGTCTGAAGAATGCGTTGCAGCGATACCGTGATGGTATCACCACAAACGATTTAACGGTGAATTTCTTTTAACCAGGGAACTGCTTAAATAACCAAGCGATGAACGCACCGACAAAAGCAAACCCACTTAACCATTTGACGAACTTACCCAACACTGCCATTGTTTTAACTGTACCGTTTGCAGCGTTCCATGCTAAAACAATGTCACGTGTTGATTCAGTCAATTCCTGTGTTGAACGGGTTAAGTCTTCAATACTCTTGGTGTTACGTTCTTGAGCTACGATCAGATGCTCCCACCGCTTTTCTTCAGATTCACAATGCTCGTGAAATTCTTCAATGTGATCGTCTAGTTTCTGTTGCAATAGGAGTACCTGAGCATCAGTTGACCTTCTTTCTTCCATATCATCAACCTCTGTTAAACACGTCGACATCGTAAGTCCTTACGCCATCATTCCACAACTCTGCTTCAGCAGTCCGACGACGAACTAAACCACGAAGCACACGACCACCTGCTTTGTTCCAACGTGACAACTGGTATGGTACATCGTCCCAGTCACCACTGTTGATCCGTCGTCTTAGTGTCGAAGCCTTGAATGCACCGCTACCAAGGTTATAAACAAAACTCGCTAGTGCTGCACGCTGTTTGTCATTCAGGTACGGTTTGCAGTACATAATCACAGCACGTTCAGCCTTCTCAAGCTCATGGTGTAACCAGGCTTCAGCTTGCTGTTTGGTACACTCAGGGTCGTCACCAGTGACACGACGACCATCAGGGTAACGTGTTGTACCGTAGCCTATGGTCCATACGCCAGCAGCACAGCGATAAGGGGTAGATGAATACCCCTCAAAGCGTATGACCAGATCAACCCCTTCTTTAATCATTTTCGTGCAGACCTATATCCGAACAAGAAACCTAACACTGCTTGGATAGCTTCACCGATGAGTGAACCCCACAGCAGGTCAACCGCTTGCATGGTGTCGTTCAGAGACTCCACGGTGCTCAACACCGCATACGTGTAGAACGAAGCCATGACTGCAAACAGGGTGATGATGATGGTCACAGCGAACGGTCTGAGTGCACCGTTCCATGCGTCCACCCAGGTGATACCCGTTGCTTTCAGACTTGCTGATGCAATCTTGGCCTGTGACTCATACGCTGCAATGTCAACCTCACGGTCCATCTCAGCAACACGAGTCTCACCTTGCTTCTCAGCAATCTTCAACTGAAGATCGGTCTGGATTTTAAGCATCTCAACTTCACGATTGTGTTCACGAGATGCGCCCCACTCCTTCAACAAGTTGGGAACGGTACCGGATACTAAACCGGTGAGTGTGGATATTAGTGCTGTAATCATAATGTCACCTATATTGGGTTGAATGGGGTTACTTGCGTAAAGTCACCCGGAGCTTCAATTTGCTGTAGGTTATACACATCTTCTGCCATGCCTCCTGATATGGTTACTGTCACGCCATTACCCACATCATTTTGTTGCTCATACTGTAGATAGATTGCTTTATCGTCACCGGATTTTGTGAAGAACTTCACGTCCTGTGCAGTATGGAACTTTGTGAAGTCTTTAAGTGCTACATAACCGCCGTTAAGTACACACTCAACAGTAGCCAGTCTTCCTTCTGGTAAATACGCACTTTGTGAATCACCAAATGGCTTATTGAAAACAATCTCATAGTCACCGTCTTCGGCTAAACGTATTAACACGTATTTTCTCGTCGGTGTACCTGCTGTACCAAGTGCTTCAGTGATGAACTTTTGCTTATTACTCGGACCATAAATAACACTCACATTGTTATCGGTCGGAATTTTAGAAAATCCATAATCCCACAAAGGAGTTCTAACCGTGTTGTCTGTTGCAGCTACATACGTGTCAACGTATGTGTTGATAAATTGCACCGATCTTGGCTTACCGGCAACGCCTTTAAGGTTAGCGATAACCAGATTTGGTTTTGCAGTTTCATTTGCACTGATTGATGTGTCGTTAAATATAACATTCGCACAGTCATCACCATCATAATTAACCAGCACGGTAGTCCCTTCTTCTTTCGCAATGATCTTCATTTTATTGACGATAACAGGATCGGAAGTGTATTGAGCTAGAATCGCTGTGGCAGGGAACTCACAACCACAATTGTTTATCACCACCCCATTCCCAAGCCGATACCCTATTGAATCAGCTTTATCAGCAGCACTATTGTTGATAGATGAGTAAACACTGTTTAACCAATAACCTGTAGCTACCGCATTCATATAGCAGTCATATATATGAGTTGATGTGCTATTGTTATAACCGGAGTAAATACCAACCAAACCGCCACCCATAACAACTTGACGGTAATAATTCAAATACCCCTTATCTATCCAAGACCCTTTCTGGTGATTGCGGATTACAATATTATTCCAGTCAACGCTTGACGCTTCAAGATTTGACGCTTCTAACCCTCGCCAAAAAGCAAATTCAACATTACTATCTGAATCAACTTGAAAATGAGAAAAAGTTATATACTTAACACTTTCATTGTCACCAAGGATGAATGATGCGTCAGCACCACCAGTGGTGTCGTTACCTTCCTTGTAGAAAGTTGTAATAAGGTCAGAACTAGAAACGACAGACCCATCAGGTAAGGTGATTCCAGCTTGATCAATCACTACACCGTCACCCGTGAGTACAGTACCTGAGTGAACAATCAAAGGTTTAGTGTGATTATAATTACCTTGCGGTGCATATAATGAACCACGGTAGTTCAGCCAGTTCTGCAAAGGTGTGTCATTATCTGCTGCTGCTACTGCATCACTCCTTACACCCCATGCTAGACAAGAATAAGGTCTTTTCAGATTTTGAACGAGATGATAAGAACCTGCTAAAATACGTTTGCCACCGTCCACATCACCAGATGGATTTTCAATGGTGAAAAACAGAACACCTGAACCGTTGGGGTTTGATGCCCCGTAATAATCGTTCACTACAACTTTAGATCCGGCACTCAATTGTCCTGCGGCAACAGCAGTAACAGCAGCAGATACACTGTCAAACTCTAAGTGAGTGTATTTTTGCAGTGTGTTCTCGTTGATATGCTTATTGCCACCTTGAGTAACCCCATCCCCCATGTGAATAGTGTTGTCAGTAGTGTTGAACCATAATTCACCGATTGCAGGTACACCCGCCATTATTTCAGCGTCAGTACCTCTACGATGTTTTACTTGAGTAGCCATCTTTATACACTCCCATAGTCGAATTCATCACCAACAGTACTTGTGACAAACCCATAATCAATAAATTGTTGAGGGTCGAACCCTGGTATCGATTCAATTCTGTTATCCACCACTTCAACAACTTGTCGCTGCGGCATGTAATCATCTGGTGTTTGTGAATCTGGACCTGATAGGGGCTGAACCATGGTGTCACCACCAATGTTCACATACTCTGCGTCTGTGTCAAAATTCTCAATACCAGTTTGGTCTGCTTTCCAACGTAATACTTTACCACCGTCAGGGTTTTCCATTGTCAACGGTAACGGTCCAGTATACGAATCTGACAAGCTGAACGTGCGACCAATTTTATCAAGAAGTTGCTGGATTAAAAGAGTCAGTTTATCCATTGCATTTTCATGTAAGTCAGGAAAGAATGCACCCTGTGATGTAAATGCAGTCAACTGAGTTTCATCGTAGTTAGAACGAATATACCACTCGTAACCTGTCGGAAGTGGACCTGCTATACGTGTTATAGTGCCGCCACCGTCATTACCAACCGTGTCGACTGTGTAATCAGTGTCCACTACGAGTTCAGTCTGAACACCGAGGTCATCAGTCTCGAAGACACTCAGTTCAGTCTTATCCGTGACCTTGAATGTATAACTGAAAGTATCAGCAATACCGTTACCGGCATAAGGTCCTGATGTGATTTTTTTAGTGTTTACTGTCATGTTGACAACTCCCAATTATTTAGTTAAGCATATCATCACTTGCGTTCAGGACCAAATAGCAACTGGTGCATAGTCAGTTCTTCACCTTCCGCAACAACATCATACAAGTGTTCACCAGTCGCCCATGCTTGTGCAGTACCTGGTACACCCAATGCTGCACCGACAAACTTACTCGCACCCTTAGCTTGTCCTTTCGTGATTTCCTCATCGGTGAAACCTGCTTCAACCAGTTGCGGAATAGTACGAGTACCTTGTTCAATAATAGATTGCATCGGTGAAATGTTGTACCCGAAGTCACCGGTCACTGCGTTAGCAATGTCACGAACAAACGGTACAGACTGAACAGGGTACATTGCAACTGCTGTCAGCATTCTTTGCAACTTCTCTTCTTCAGTCTCATCTTCCTTGTCGAACTCACCACGCATCATCATCTCGAACAATACAGGGATGGTGAACAAGAACATTGCTTTAGCTGCAAGATTCGTTGTCGAGTAAGCACCAGAACGAGCACCTTTCACCAGGTCACGTTCCATATTCCACAGCGAACTGAAGAACGTCATGAACATAGTGAACATGCGACCTGTCTCACTCTGACCACGCATGATACGAGCAAGGTCTTTCGTCGCACCTGAACCTTGCACGTTCTCAACCACCCAGTCAGCGTATTGGAATGCACGAGTCTCATCACCCCAATCCTTCATTCCTTTGATGTACGAAGCGTGCCATGTTGGTAAGTCCACAAGGTACGTCTGAATCAGTGCGATGTGTTTCATCGACGCTTCTTGCACAGCAGCCATCAGACCACGTTTACCTTCAATACGCTTCATTGCGTTCTTGATTTCACGGTCCATTGTCTGTGCACGATGTTCCATCACCTTCGAGTTCTCAACAGCAAAGTCCCACGCTTGCTTCATTGTGGTCGTGCTTCCCAGGATACTACGCATCGCTTGCATAGTGTTCGCAGTACCCACTTCAGCAAGTGCGTTCGACAAACCTGAGATCTGAATGATACCGGTGGATGCTTTGAAACCCATTGCACCGAGTGTCACACCGAAACGTAGACGTTGCAGGATGTCATCCCAAAACATTTTAGTCGGTGCTTCTCGACCGTCTTTAGCAATGTCATTCAACCAAGGTCGAAGCTGTGCATACTCTTCAGGACCTAATTTCTCTTTGATAGTTGAAGCAACACGCTGGTCACGGATCAGACGGTTAACCTCACGCACAGGGTCGTGGTGAGTGACGTAGTGTATCGCTTCTTGGAAGTGAGCAGGTACAACGTCCAGACTCAACCTGATCGCATCGTAGAAACCCGTACGCTCGTTCGTTGACCCAGTGTTCACCGATGACTGAATGCTGCTGTTATTGCTGAACATCGATTCAGTTTCAGCGTTCAGTTTGTCTTCGTTTTGTGCTGCACGATGACTTCTGTTCGGGTCATACTTCACAGGGTAGTAACCACCCTTGAATGTACCGAACGGTGTTTCAACCGGTGTCGCTTCAACTTTAGGTGGTACAAGTCCAGTGGTGCGACGGTGCACTTCAGCAAGTTGCGGATACAACGTG